CATTCCTGTATCCAAGTTGGAAGCACTGAAGAAGTCATCCAATCCAACCACCCGCAAGCGTGCCAACTTCGCTCTCAATGCGAGGAGTTGGTCCCACAAGTAACCACTCACTCATCAACACTCGTCACTCGTCACTCTCACTCAACCGTCTAGCCTGCCCCATCCATCCACTCGACTCGTATCTCTGCCACGACTGGCGACGAGGCAACGTGGCACGCTGGCCTTGATGGTGTGCCGAGGCGCCAGGGGGGGTCGGTATCCTAAGCCCATTTTTGGCGCTGCTCCCGTGCCGTATTCCGTCACAAACCCGTCCCAAATACCGAAGCTCGCTTGAGCGCTGGGGAGTGTCCGGGCGCCGTTTGCGCGGCCCCGGACGTGGCCGAACCCTGAGTTGGAGGGTCCTGCGTGGCCCATGTTAGAGGCAGACGGGAAATACGCAACGTCGGCGTCCTGATCTGTGCGGCGCCTTCTGGCAACCGATACCGCGACGGTTGCCGGTGCCAGGCTTGCCGTACAGCCAACTCCGAGAGCATGCGGCTCTACTTCCAGCGCAAGGGTGGCAACCTCTGGCGGAAGCCCGAGGTAGAAGCGGCCAGGAGAACCCTCCGCCAAACCGAGGGTTGGAACCCGTGGACGCCAGCCAAGCAGGCGGCATTCGCTCGGCGCGAGGCGCAGAAACGCGGCGCGGACTCCGAGAAGTTCCTGCACCCGGAGATCTACGAGCGAGATGGCTGGGTCTGCGGGATCTGTGGCGACCCGGTGTCGCCCGAACTGAAGCACCCACATCCGCTGAGCGCGTCTATCGACCACATCGACCCGCTGAGTCTCGGAGGCCCTCACTCTCGGGCGAATGTTCGGTGCTCGCACTTGACGTGCAACGTGGCGCGGAGCAACCACATCGACCCGAAGTAACCCGACCCTGGTGGTTGGGCAACGTGACCCAGGAGGTCAAAATGGCAACCAAAGGCCCCATGCCGAAGCGCAGCACCCAGAGATTGGGGCACCGAACTCAGGCCGAGCAGGCAAAAACACAGACCGTGATCGTCCCGAAGTCCGGAAAACTGTACGGACCAGCGCTGGGACTCGCAGATCCTCACCCGCTGGCTCGGGACTGGTACGAAGGCTTGCGCCGATCGGGGCAGGCCGAATTCTACCAACCTTCGGATTGGGCGCAGGCGCGAATCCTGACCGAACTGATCGGATCGGCGATGAGACAGGACAAGCCTTCATCCATGATGGTCATGGCCTTCATGGCCGGAGCCGGCGAACTCTTGACCACTGAAGGGTCGAGGCGAAGGATGCGGATGGAGCTAGAGCGCGATCGTGGACCCGATGCTGACGCCCAACGGGCTACTGGCACCGTGGTCGACCTTCGCCGCCGCCTAGCTGGTGGCTGAGGGCCAGAGCACCCTCCCGGTCGGCCTTCCTGATCTAACCCTCGGTTGGGGCGTCATCGAGAACGCGACCCAATGGCTGACCCAGCCGGACGGTCCTCAGGCCGGCCAGCCATGGGTGCCTACCGACTCACAGATCCGCTACACGCTCTGGTGGTACTCCGTTGGCCCCGATGGGCGCTGGCTCTTCCACCACGGGGTCCGAAGATTAGCCAAGGGATCGGGCAAGTCCCCTTTCGCCGCCGTCTTCGCGTTGGAGGAACTGATCGGGCCAGTCCGACTCAACATGGACCGGTTCGACGGGACCCAGGCCAGCATCGACTCAAAGGGCGGCTCCAAGCCGGTCGATATGCCCTTGGTGCAGGTTGCCGCGACTGCGTTAAGTCAGACCGCCAATACGATGCGGATGATCCGGGCCATGGCGACCAAGAAATCCCGCGTCGTCAGGGAACACCAGATCGATGTCGGCAAGACGGTCTTCTACACCCAGTCTGGAGGGCAACTGGAGGTCATCACCTCTTCTGCGGCTGCCGCGGAGGGTGCGCTGGTCACCTTCGCAGTCGAGGACGAAACGGAGCTGTGGACGCCGGGAACGGGTGGTCCGAATCTTGCCGGGGTGCTTGACCGCAACTTGGCCAAGTCGTCTTCCCGCGGGATGGAGACCGCCAATGCCTGGGAGCCTGGGTCGGAATCGGTAGCCGAGAGTACCTTCAACGCCTGGCAAGCCCAGCAGGAAGGCCGCACCAAGGGCAAGTCGAAGATCCTCTACGACGCCCGGGTCGCGCCAGCCGACACCGATCTAACGGACGAGGAGTCGCTCACCAAGGCGCTCACGTACGCTTACGGTGACTGCCGGCAGAGGGGCCCCGAAGACCCAGACGGCGCAGGCGGATGGGTCGACCTGGAGACGATCAAGGAGCGGATCTGGGACCCTCGGAACTCGCCCGATGTCTCCCGAAGGTTCTACCTGAACCAACCCACGGCTTCAGAGGATGCCTGGACGACTCCGATGAACTGGCGGGCGCTCGATTCGGTGGAACTCTGCCTCGACAAGACGCGCCAGGTTCCGCGCCAAGTCCAGGACGGCGAAGAGGTGGTCCTGTTCTTCGACGGCTCCAAGTCCCGCGATGCCACTGGGATCGTGGGATGTTGCATGTCGGACGGCCACATCTTCACCGTTGGCTCATGGGAACCCGACCCTCGAGACCCGGACGATCTCATCCCGGTCAACGAAGTCGATGCAACGGTCGCAAGGGCTTTCGACAAGTGGTCGATCATGGCCTTCTTCGCCGATGTCAAGGAGTGGGAAGGGTTCACCAAGGTGACCTGGCCCACCGAGTACGGCGACAAGCTCCTGATCGACTCCGTTCCTGGGGGACGAGATCCGCAGCCCATCGCTTGGGACATGCGCTCTCACGGTTTCGAGTTCACCGTCGCTTGTGAACTGACCGCAGACGAAATCCTCGAAAGGTCTTTCACCCACGATGGTGACCCGGTCTTGGCTAGGCATGTCGCCAACGCCAGGAGGCGCGCCGGACGGTACGGCATCTCGATCGGCAAAGAGTCCAAGGACTCGCCGAAGAAGATCGACCTAGCGGTGTGCATGATCGGCGCGAGGATGGTCCGACGCCTGGTGCTGGCTTCCAAAGAGTGGGAGAAGCGCCAACACCGAGGCACCGGACGAGGTCGGATCATCGTTTTGAGCTGACCAGCCGCGCCGGCCGATAAAAAAAGATGGGACGCGCCCGCTGAGACGCGCCCCGGCCGAGTCCACAGTATCCCACTCCGCGACGACTTTGTCTAGGGAGGTTCAACTTGGCAAGTACAGTCGGATCTGCGTTGAACCCCATGTTCAGCGTTCCGACTGCGACTATTGCGACCCTCCCGACACTCCAGCTCACCCCGGAAGAGGCCAACACCGCCCAATGGCTGGCGACCCGGCTGTTTGACCAGCGGCCATATCTGGAACTCCACGGGTTGTACTACGACGGCTTGCAAAAGATGCAGGACCTCGGGATCTCGATTCCCCCGTCATTGAACCGACTCCGGACGATCATCGGCTGGCCCCGGCTCGGGATCGACGCCCTTGCGAACAGGTGCCGGGTTGAGGGATTCCGCTACCCAGGAGTCACGGACACAGACGAGGATCTGTGGGACATCTGGCAGTCGAACAACCTGGACGCCACCGCTTATCTAGCTCACTTGGACGCCCTGATCTATGGCCGCTGCTACTTGGTGGCGGGCACGCCTGACCCCGACGACTCGACGAATGGCCAGCCGCTGATCACGGCCGAGTCGCCGATGAACATGACGGCCCTCTGGAGCCCTCGGATGCGGCGCTGCACAGCAGCCCTACAAATCTACCTGGACACCGACTTCACCTCCGACATGTACGGGCAGGAGGTGGCGGCGCTCTACCTTCCCAACTCAACGATCCTGATGGGTCGGCCGGCGGTGACCACCGGCGCACAAGAGAAGTGGACGCTGTTGGACCGGGATGACCACGGGCTGAGGCGAGTCCCGGTGGTCCATATGTCCAACCGCGCGCGGTTGCAGACCCCGGATGGCTTGTCCGAGATCACCCCCGAGTGGATGAACACAACCGACTCGGCCAACCGGACCCTGCTGGCGATGGAACTGGGACGGGAGTTCTACGCCGCTCCTCGTAGGTACGTCCTCGGCGCGTCGGAAGACGCTTTCCAGACATCCACGGGTGGCGCGACTTCGGCCTGGGAAGCCTACATGAGCAAGGTGTGGGCGATCGAGCGCGACGAAGAGGGGAACGTCCCCACCGTGGGCGAGTTCAAGGCCGGCGACCCGACGGCCTACACCAAGATCCTCGACGCCTACGCCTCGGCGATGGCCGGCATGATGGGGCTTCCTCCTCATCTCCTTGGTGTCACGCCATCTGCCAACCCCACGTCAGCCGACGCAATCCGGTCTGGCTACGAGGAGTTGACCGTTCGGGCGCGCAACAAGCACATCATGTTTGGGGACGCCTGGGAAGGGATCATGCGGCTCTCCCTCCTGATCCGCGACGGCTCTATGCCCGACGGGGCGCACCGGATGGAAGCCGACTGGACCGACCCGATGCCGCTCACTCCCCTCTCAACATCTCAGGCCCTGTTCCAGCAGACCCAGGGCGGCATGGTGCCTCCGACTTCACCCGTCGTGCTCCGCAGGCTCGGATACTCGGATCAGGAGATCGCTCGCCTGATCATCGACCGCGAAAAGGACGAAGGTGCGCAATTCCTCGCCGAAGTGGCGCACAGCATCATCGGCAAGGAAGCGAGGGTCGACACCCAACTGGCGAACTACGTGGGCTCGGGATCGAACGTGCCGGGCATGCAACCGGTCGCAACCGGTATCCCTGGTGCGATCCCGCCCAAGAAGGTCCCAGTCCAACCGCCAAGCCGTGGCTAATCAGACCACCCAACAGAGACCTGCTCGCAGGACTCCCGCGCCGGCAGCTCCCGCGAATCCGAGCATGCGGGCGATGCAGACGGCGCTCATATCGCTGCTCACGGCTCCGCTGGCGAACGCCTGGAGTCTGGTCCACATTGCGGACCCATCGAGCATGACGGCGTTCATACAGGCCATCACAGCTCTTGTCCACCACTTCGGGATGGCCTCGGCCTCCCAAGCCGCGCTTGGCTATGAGACCAAGCGCAAGGCGGCGGGAGTCGCGGGAACCTTCACCGCAAGACCCGCACCTCCCGCCGATCCGGCCAAGATCGAAGCATCCATCCGCTGGGCCACGAAGGACCTCTGGAAGCCGAACCCCGACATGGAAGCGATCCACAGCATGGTTCTTGGAGTCGTCGAGAAGGACGTGTTGGACGCCGGTCGGCAGACCGTCCTCAACGCGGTCAAGTCGGACCGCAGCGCCGCCACGCGGGGCCGCATTCCGCGCTCCGCCAGATGGGAGCGCGAGTGCGAACCTGGAGCCTGTAGCTTCTGCGCTTTGTTGGCGACGAGGGGGGCCGTCTACCACTCCGAACAAAAAGCCGACTTCCAGGCACATGACCATTGCCGTTGTTTTGCCGCTCCCGGCTGGGGCGACTACGTGATGCCCCAGCAGATTCAGGACTACAGAGCCCTTTACCAGTCCAGCACCAAGGGCGTTCACGGCATGAAGAACATGCAGAAAGCCTTTCGCGTCGCCTACGACCAAGCGTATCCCAAAGCCGCTCAGTAATCCCGCCTGGCGCGGGACCACTTGACCCAGGAGGTCACCCATGCCCGATGCTCCAGTCGCCGATCCAGTCGCGCCCGATCCCGCTGCCGCACCTCCGGCACCTCCGGCTAAGCCCCCTGCGCCTTCGGCACCGAAGGAACCCGTAGAAACTCCCGAAGAGAAGATCGCCCGGCTTGAGGCCGAGGTGACGAAGGTTCGGGACGAAGCCGCGAAGGCGCGCATCGGCAAAAAGTCTGCAGTCGACGAGGCCAAGGCCGAATTGGCGCAGCAGTTCGGCAAGGCGCTTGGACTGGTCCCAGATGACGCCGCTGACCCGGCGAAGCTCCTAGAGCAGTCCAACGTCTTCAAGACCCAGGCGCGGCAGGCTGAGATTCAGCTAGCCGTCTACCAGGCGGCGGATGCCGTAAATGGCGACCCGCAAGCGTTGCTTGACTCGCGTACCTTCCTGGCGAGGGTTGCGGAGATCGACCCGTCCGATAGCGCTGCCCTGGAGACGGCCATCCACGAAGCCGTGACGATGAATCCGCGCCTCGGCAAGCCTACCGCTCCCGCTCCAGGGCCTATGAGGCCAAATCCAGCGCAGGGAAGTTCGGGTTCGTCGCCGCAAGGTCTGGCCGGCCAAATCAAGGCCGCAGAACAGGCGGGAGACACCAAGACGGCGCTCCGTCTGAAGGCTGCTAGGCAGCTGGAGATGTCTCACGCCGATCGCTCGATCCAACCGTAATCCAGGGACTAAGGCTCGTGCCCTGTCCTGAACCACAAAGGAGAGCCTAACAATGGCTACCGTTTCCGCACAGGGCACAACCTTTAACCTGCCCAATTACCATGGCGAGCTGTTCGTCATCACGCCAACCGAGACTCCGTTCCTGTCCGCGATCGGCGGACTGGGCGGCGCCAAGATGACCTCGGCCCGAGTCTTTGAGTGGCAGACCGTCGACCGCCGGGCTTCCTCGGCGAACAACGTCGCACTGGAAGGTGCGGCTGCGCCGACCGCTCAGGAGCGCTCGCGGTCGAACATCGACAACGTGACTGAGATCCACCACTCGGCAATCAACATCTCCTACACCCGCCTGGCGGCTGTGGGGCAGTTCGCTGGTGCGAACATCGCGGCTCAGTCGGATGACTCGATCATCAACGAGCTGACTTTCCAGACTTCGGCCGAGCTGGAGTCGATGGCAGTGGACATCGAACAGTCCTTCCTGACTGGCACCTATGCCAACCCGGCGACCAACGCCAGCCCCCGGCAGACTCAGGGGATCCTGGGCGCGATAGCGACTGGGCCGAACGTGTACGACAACGGGACGCCCTACGGCAGCGCGACCATTGCCGCGGCAACCGGGATCTTCACCACCAGTACCCAGTCTCCGGCTCTCACGGCGGGCCAGCGAGTGACGCTGGGACCGATCACCACGACAACGGGCGTCTCGGAAGGCGTCAACTACTACGTGCTGGGCGCCTCTCTGAGCACGACCACCTTCACCCTCTCGGCGACTCCGGACGGGACCGCGCTCACGCTGACGGGCAACGGCTCGACCACTGGGGTCTACGCCGCTGGGGCGACTGCCAAGGCCACCATCGATGGTGCGCTGGCGCTGGCCTACGAGAACGGCGCGAAGCTCCCGGACGCCACCACGGTCCTGATGATGGGGCCACAGGCCAAGGTCAACCTCTCCAACGCATACGCGCTTCCGGCCTTGAACTGGCCCACCCAGAGCCGCACCATCGGCGGCGTGGCGATGCAAACCCTGGTGACCGACTTCGGCACCTTCGGGGTGATGGTCAACCGCTGGATGCCCGTTGGCACCATCGCGGTCATCGACCTCTCGGTCTGCTACCCGGTCTTCCTGAACATCCCCGACAAGGGACTGTTGTTCGCTGAGGAACTGGCTCGTACTGGTTCCAACCGGCAGTTCCAGCTCTACGGCGAGATCGGGCTTGAGTACGGTCCTCCGACCTACCACGCGCTGATCAGCGGGCTTCTCTAACCCCCCTTCGCCCTGGCGGTGAGCGTCCCGGCTGTCTTAACCCAGCTTGGGGCGCTCCCGCCTTTCGATCCAACAGGAGGCCCGCATGTCCACTCCCACGGTGACGTCCTCCGACCTGGAGATGTTCCTGGGCATGGATACGGGCACGATCAACGCCATGCGTGCCTCCGCAGCGATTCAGGATGCGCAGAACCTCTGCGAGTCCATCGCCTTCCCGCTCCCTCTTTCCGCCAATGTGGTCGTCAAGATCGTCGCCGCGAGGGGATACATCAACCCTCAAGGCGTGCAGAGCGAGACGGTCGGCCCATACCACGCGGAATGGGGAACGTCCACGGGTACAGGTGGAGGGTCGATCGGCCCGTACCTGACTCGTGGTGACAAGGCCACCATCCGCAGACTTGCGGGGGGTAGTTCGGCCTTCTCGATCGAGACTCTGCCTCCGGGAGTCAACGCGGTCCAGTTGGTGACCGTCACCGCAACTGGCGGAACGTTCCTGCTCTCGCTCACGGGCTCGTACACGACGCCTCTGGCTTACAACGCACTCTCGGGCGACCTCCAGAACGCGCTCACCGCGCTCTCGCTGATCGGAGTGGGGAACGTCGCCGTGACCGGCAACGGCCCATACACCGTCACCTTCATCAACCATCTGGCAACCACGCCGGTCCCGCTGATGGGGACCGATGGCTCCCTGCTGACAGGCCCCGGCGCCGCGGTCACCGTCTCGACCGTCACCAGGGGCGTCTACGCACCCGGCCAGGGGCTCTCCCCCTGGGATCGTGACTACCTGCAGGGCAATCAACTCGGTGCAGGCGGCGGGGACGAACTCAGCGGCGGCGGAGTTTATGACTGATGCCTCTCCCGTTCGGCGAGACGATCAGCGTGATCCGCCAGACCGAGAACCAGTTTGGAGACTGGGCCCCTGGGCTCACGTACGAGATACCCGGCTGCGCGGTGTGGCCCACAACCGGAACTGAAACCATAGCGGGCGGCATGGATGTCGTCGTCTACGGGCTCACCGTCCTTGTCCCACCCGATTCCCAGGTCCAGGTGCTCTCGACTGACAAAGTGACAGTTCGGGGGACGCTGTACTGGGTGAACGGCGAGCCGACGATGCACATGTCGCCTCTCACCGGAACCAAGGCTGGCGTCCAAGTGCTGCTCAAGGCGTACACGGGGTGAAGCATGGGCTACGCAGTCTTTAAGGCTAACTCCGCTGGCTTCAAAGCGATGGCTGTCTCGGATGAAGTTCGAGCCTGCCTCATGGCGAAGGCCGAGGCCGCCAAGGTTGAAGCCATCGCTCTCTCGGCTCCCTTCAGGGTGACGGGCGAGTATGAGAGATCGTTCGAGGTCGTCACTGACACCACGATGCTGAAGACGGCCTTTGGCACCCATCCCGTCGCCACGGCGATCCTGGGGAACACAGCTCCCTACGCGCCCGACGTGGAGTGGGGCAACAAGGACGATCGCAAGCCTCACCGGGTGCTTGGGAAGGTTCTGGCAACGCTAGAGACGCTGTGATTGACTTCGCCGCATTCCCGGATCTTGAGATGGCCGTCATGGACCTGATCGGCACCCTGGAGGTGAACTCAGTTGCCGTGACGACCGGAACGGTTACCCCGGCGAATCTAGTCACGTCGATGCCCTTCGTCCGGGTGATGAGGATCGGCGGCGGCGACACACGCTTCGACGATACGGCGCACATCGACATCGACGCCTTCGGTGCCACTCGGGAAGCTGCCTATGGCTTGGCCGAGAGCTGCAGACAGCTGTTGCTCGGCTTCCCGTATGTCACCGCAGCAGGTGTCATCGACTCGGTCGTGACGACCGCGGGCCCGCACGAAGTCCCTTGGGGCGACATAGGGGTCCGCAGGCTCACAGCCTCCTACGCCATTAGCTCGCGCAGATCAATCTAAGGAGTCATCCATGCCCGGTTACGCATCCATCGAGAACAAGAAAGCTGAACTGATCCGCAAGGCAATCCAGGGCTCGGTCTTCATCGCGCCCTACACCGCCCCAGCCATCTCTACCTCAACCCTCTTCGGGACGACCGGAGATCTGGCGACGCTTCCAACCGGTTATAACGACCTCGGGTGGACAGACGAGACTGGAGCTGTCTTCGACCGGAAGGTCACCACGACCGGTATCGCCGGGTGGGGAACTCTTGACCCCCTCCGAACGGATGTCACGGCGGACACGACCACGCTGAAGGTCAACGCCTACCAGACCGATCTGGTGACAGTTGGGCTGTTTGCCAACGTGTTGCCGTCGGCCATTTCGGCAGGCGTGAACGGCGTCGTGGCGCTCGCCGTTCCGACAGCTCCGATCACCAACTACTACCGTGTCCTGGCGGTGGGTATCGACGAGACGGCAAACGGTGAGGTCGTCTTCGCCCGCTACTTCCCCAATGCCCAAGTCACCGAGTACGGTGCGCAGTCATATTCCGACGGGAAGGACCCCTTGGCTTACGGAGTGACCTTTACCGCCAACCTGGACGGCCCCTCGGGGTTTGCCCAGCAGATGATCTACGGCGGGGCGGGATGGCTCTACATGCTGTCTGACGCCGGCATCCCGCGGATCGTGAGCTGCACCGTTGCGCTCACGACTGCGCTCGTCGCCACGACCGGCACTTTCTCGTCCTACGACGTTGGGGCGACCGTCTCCGGCCTTGGGCTTGTGAGTGCGCAGACGATCGTCTCGGTCGGCAGTTCCACGACAGCCACGTTGAGCGCGGCTGGCACCGTGGCCGGATCTGCTGTCGCAGTCACGATCACACCTGTGTCCCAGGTCTGATATGGAGCAGGAATTCCGCAAGGACGGTCAGACGAGATACGCCTACAACCCGACTCAGGTTGTAAACCTGAAGGCGGGAGGTTGGGTCGAGGTAGCGGACGATCCCTACTTCGACGACTGGCACGAGACTCCTCCGAAGGACGAGGAGAAGCCAGAGGACAATAAGGAGGGGAAGTGACGAGGCTGACAATTGCCGACCTAGAGATCGAGCGGCCGGCTGAGGGACTGGAGATCGAGACGGCGGATGGCTCCGTCTATTCTCTCCAGGACCCCGGCGGCGTTCGGCTGAACGTGCTCATCAACCTGGAGAGCATGCCATTGATCGAGCAGATCAAGGCTCTCGTCGCGGGTGACAAGTTCGAGGAGTTTTCCGCTCAACCCGAGGTCGACGGCTACTTCTTCCAAGCCGTGATCAAGAAGTACGCGGCTCACTACGGGATCGACTCCTTGGGGGAAGGCGTCGCCTCGTTGCCATCATTGAACGGTACGGCGAGGCAATCGAGGCGGACCTCACGTTCAAAGGCGCGGACCTTGGCGCACTCTGGGCGAAACGGAGGTTCCGGCTGATCCTGAACCTGATCGAGCATTTGCCTAGGAACTCATTCTTCGTGGAGGCCGTCTCCAAGGACGAGGAGCTGGCCCAAGCGATGCCCGAAAGCGACGAACCACCAGAGGAACGGCTGTCGACGTGGTCTCCCGAGCGTGAGGTCTTAGCTGCATGCTTCGACCGGCTGGGAGAGGTCATCCGAGCCTTGGTAGCTGTGAACGGCGGGAAGCCTCCGAACATAACTCCCTATCCCCGTCCCGTCACGGCGATGCAGCGCGCCCGAATCGCGAAGGCCCAAGAGCGTAGAGCTCAGTTGTCGAAGCGGCTGCTGGGGCGCTAGTTGGCTTCGTCGCTGGCGGCGCTTGCCTCCCGCTTGTTTTCCCTGGCGCCGTAGATTCCGAGAGCAACCAGTCCGATGAGAACGGGAACCGCGATGTAAAGCGTTCGCTCCAGAGTCGAGCTGCTCTGCCATGCCTGAATCATGAGTCCCGCTCCGAACAGCACGACCAGGAAGGTCATGCATCCGCAGCTTGACTTGGACTTGGTTGTGGTCACGCCGCCGTCTGGATGCGTGGTCGTGGTCGTCTTCCTCATGGCTTCCCCTTCCGTCGGGTTCTCGATGCGAGTACCACGCAAGTGCGTGAGCAGTAGATCCGATCTCGGCGCTTTGCCTCGAATAGCCTCCCGCATCGCTTGCATCGCCCGATCAGCTTCGGCCGGTCGATCGCCAGCTCTTTCACGGCTGGAGTCTACCACAGAGGGCGGCTAGTAGTCAACCCGGAGGGCGCAAATGGCATACGAAGCCGGCACGGCCTTCCTGCAGATCGTCCCTAGCTTTCAGGGCGTCGTCACAGCCATCGCTGAGCAGGCGACGGAGTGGGGCGAAATCGCTGGGCAAACCTTCAAGACCGCCTTTGAGGCTCAGGTCCAGAACCTCAACATCGGGGCGAACCTGGACGTAGCCAAGCTCGAAGCGGAGCTGGCCGCGCTCAAGAGTCAGGGCGGCGGCGTAGAGGTGCCGATCGACCCCGAGCTGGGTCAGACCGACGTTGCCAAGGTGCTCTCAGAGCTGGACGTGGTGACAGCCGACCGGACTGTCCAGATTGACCCGAGCCTCGGCATCGGGGCGACCGCCGCATACCTAGCTGAGGTCACCGCGCTGGTCGGGCTCTCCGCTGCGGTCGGCGGGGCGGGTGCTGCGGCAGGCGGCGGTGGTGGTGGCATGGGTCTCATCGGGATGCTTCTCTGGGGAGGAGGTGGCATAGCCGGGATCGGAGCTGGTTTCGGGTCGATCATGTCCCTGGCTGGGTTCGGCCTTGAGCATCTTGTGGTGACCGTCCTCGGGCTGGCGGCGTCATTTGCGGGCGCGTTGACGGGGGGAATCCTCCTTGCGACCGGGGCCCTGAGCATCTTCGCGGTCGGGTTCGTCACCGACCTGGGAGGCATCGGCCAGGCGGCCGGTGACATCAAGACCGTCACCACGGCGCTCACGCAGTACCAGACAGAGTCGCAGGCGCTGAACAAGGTAGTTCCCCAGTCGGCGGCCGCCCAGGCGGCGCTGAACACCGCCCTGGCGGGATTCGCCCCTGCCGCACGACAGGCTGTTCTAGCGGCCTCTCTCACGGCGAGTCAGTTCCACTGGCTCTACGACCAGGCCACGGGTACGGCTGAAGCGATCGGGGCGAACATCATCAACCAGGCTCTGAAGGTTGGCGAGGTATTTCTCCCCATCCTGGGCAAGTTCGCGACCATCAACATGGGGATCATCGGCAAGGCTCTTCAGCCTTTGTTCCAGTTCCTCAGCACGACGGGCGTGAGCGTCTTCACGGACTTGGAGATGATCTTCACGGCCCGGCTGCCAACCGCGATGGGTGTCCTGGTCCAGGGCCTTGAGCTGCTGATCAAGACCATCGGCTACCTTGCGAACCAGACGACCGGCGGGTTTATGAGCGTGCTTCTCAAGGACCTGACGTACTTGAACACCAACGCGGGCTTTACCAAGCTCACGGCTGGTATCAGCACCCTTATCGCGATGTTCTACAAATGGTGGGCGCTCCTCAAGGCAGTTGCCAAAACCATTTACGACCTGTTCGACAACAGCAAGGGGCTGGGGACGGGGATCGTCACCACCCTCACGCAGATGCTAGACAAGCTCGACGCTTGGCTGACCTCCACCAGCGGCAAGGCGTCGATTGGCAACCTGTTCACGGTCCACAAGAACGAGGTCATCGCGCTTCTCAATGCACTCGTACCACTGATCGCGGCCTTCGGAGCCCTGTACCTGGCTATTTCACCGCCCCTAGTCGCGGCCGTGACGATCCTGACGATCGGACTGTCCAAGTTGCTCGACCTGATGGATAGCAACAAGGTCACCGCCTATGCACTGGGGTTCGCCCTGATTGCGGCCAAGTTGGGGATCCTGACCTCCATCTTGAACGGTGTGACGCTAGGTGCGTTTGGCAAGCTGACCACCGCGGTTGGCACCTGGGTAGCGACCACGTACGCGGGCACGCTGAAGGTTATCGGCGCCTATATCGCGACAGACGCCAAGATCATCGCGAGTTGTGCCACCTGGCTGTTCTGGTCGCTGGCCGATGCTGCGGGTGCCGCGGCCGCTTGGGTCGCTTCGGCTGCGACTTCCGTGGCTGCGTGGGTTGCAACTCAGGCCCAGTTCGTGGCCAGCGCGGCTGTAGTCGCCGCTGGCTGGGTCGCGTCTGCCGCGACATCGGTCGCCGCATGGCTGGCGGCCAGCGTCGAGTGGGTCGCCCGTTTGGCGGTCACCACGGCCCTCATGGTCGCGGATGCCGCCCTGGTGACCGCTGGATGGCTCGCTGCTGCGGCTGCTGCGAGCCTCGCCTGGTTCGTTGCGGGCGGCTGGATCGTGGTCCTCATCGCTGCGATCGTGGTCGCGGTGGTTCTCGCCGTGGCGTGGATCATCACCCACTGGGAGCAGATCGTCACTTGGTTCAAGGCGCTCCCGGGCCGGATCGCAACGATCTGGGATGACATCACCACTGGCATCAAGAACTGGTGGAACAGCTCCGCCGAGCCCTGGTTCGCCGCGCTCCCAGGCCGCATCGTGGCTGCATTGGGCGATGCCAAGACCATCCTGCTCCAAGTCGGCGTTGACATCGTCACTGGCCTCTGGAACGGCATCAACAGCATGACGACCTGGCTGAAGAACCTGATCTCCGGGTGGGCTGGAGATATCGTCGGCTGGGCCAAGGGCGTTCTGGGGATCAAGAGCCCCTCGACCGTGTTTGAGAGCATGGGTGTCGATAGCGGCACCGGGTACGCCAAGGGCCTTATCGGGTCCACTGGACTGATTACTGCAGCCGGCAAGAGCATGTTGAGCGGCCTGAACGGCGCCCTCTCGGTCAATGCTTCCGGCGCGATCAACATCGGCAACGCCGTGGCTAACAGCACGAACACCCGCCTGGATAAGCTGATCGCACTCGCCTCTGCAGCGCCCGCTCAGACCGGTGCAGCCATTTCAACCAAGGTTGACTCCAAGCTCACCAACGTCGTCACCCAGCACGCTCGCACAGTCGTCACGCTGCAGCGCCAGGGTGCCCGCTGATGGCCTACGTCACCCTAACGACTCTCACCCTGAACAACGCTCTGAACTACGCGGACCTGATCCAGTTCCCGCTCATGTCCCAACTCTCGGACACGCCTGCAGTGGGAATCATGATGTCGTCGAACAGCAGTGCGGCGAATGCGACGACTCCCATCACGCTCTATGCCAACGGAACGCTTCGGGCGATCACCCAGCCGGGGGAGCAGAGAGTTCTAGTCGCCACCTGTCCCGCTTCGACCACGGCTCAGGTCAACTGGCTCTACGCCCACATGGGGATGGTCCTCTTGGTGAGGGACGACCGGGGACGGAGGTTCTGGGGCATGTACTTCACCTACGAAGCCGATGAGCACTATTACGACCTGAACACCGACATCACCTTGACGATCTACGAGATGACCTACACGGACCAAATTTGAGTTGCAGGGCCTCACAGACGCGCCGTACCGGAATGCCTTCACCGCGGCGCAGATCATCGGCCTGCTGACCGGCCCGCTTCTCTCGGTCCAGCCCGGTCTGTCCCTGATGAACTCCTCCAACGAGATCCTCAGCGATATCTCGGACCAGCTTGTCTCGGGATCCCTGACCCGGACCAACAACGCGGTGACGCAGGGAGCCTGCAGTCTCAACATCTCCCAGGAACTCGGCTGGGGCTTGCAGAGAGTTCAGCCCTACATGATTCTGTCGAACGGGCAGATCTCGGCTGAGTGGGTCTTGGGCGTCTATCTCATGGCGACCCCCGCCGTTCCGATCGGGACAACTCCTCTGGTTTATTCGGTGACGGGCTATGACCTCATGTACATCCTGGACAACCCGATTGGGGACAATTACACAGTCGCCGCAGGAACGAGCTACCTCTCGGCCATCATGGCTGCGATTGCGGCGGGAGGCGGGGGTACGAACGTCATGCTGGACCAGACCGCAGCGGACGAGACGCTTCCCACCGCTCAGGTCTGGCCGTTGCAGGGAACGGGATCGTATGCGAATGATCCAGACCAGGGAGGGACTTACAACTACACCGATGTCATCAACGACCTCTTGGGGTCGATCGGCTATGTGGCGCTTTGGTGTGATTGGAACGGCGTCTACCGGGCTCAGCCCTATGTCGACCCGTCAGACGCGGAACCCGAGTTCGCCTTCTACGTCTCCACCACTCCGGCGGGCAGCCCGACCCCGGTTGGGAATGGGGTGGTGATCGAGCAGAACCGGACCTCAACAACCGACACCTTCAACGCTCCGAACTGGTGGAGGTTCATAGCCTCCAATTGGCCCACGACTCCGGTTGAGGGAAACGGCCAGTACACCGTCCAGAACGTCGATACGGGCTCCGCCTCTCAGACCGCGGTGGAAAGAGTCATCAAGTCGCTGAACTTCGTCTCTGCGGCCTCCCAGGCGGCTCTTGTGTCTCTCGGCAACCTTCAAGTGCAAACGGACATGCAGAACGTGCAGACGGTGAATGTAGGAATAGCGTCCTTCCCCCATTCGTGGAACTGGGATGTGGCGACGATGATCGATCCAGCCGGACCAGGAACGGTGCAAGTCCAAGTCCAGAGTTGGATGCTGAACCTAGCGCCTGTGGATGGCTCGCAGATCTGGCAGATCACCTGATGGCCAACTCCAGGGTCGCGAATGCCCTCCCCTCCCTCTTCCCCGCCGTGGTGACGTCCACATCCCCTCTCATGGTGCTCGGGTGGGGCGCCGACACTCCGGTCCCCGCCATCTCCAATTCAGCCTACACGCCCGTCGTGGGGAACACCGTAGCAGTCCAGAAGTACCGAGGCCAGCTCTACATCCACGGTGAGGACCCCTCGTGAGCGCCAGTTTCGTCGGCTGGACGCCGAGCGGGGGGAACGGGGGGGCCATCGACATCCCCGAGGGGGCGGCCATCGGTGATGCCCTCTACGCCCTCATCTACATCATCAACTCTGGCTCCTACGCCACCCCGGCCACACTCCCCTCGGGGTTCACGAGCCTGGGGATTCTCAACTACCAGAACGTCAATAATGTGGCGCCGTTCACCTACGCGACAATCCAGGTGGCGTGGGCTCTTGTCACCTCGACCATGCTGACCGACGGGTCGGTTGACTTCACCCCCGCGGGAAGCGATGGCGCGACCGCCATGCTCGGCATGGCCGCTGCGGGAAGCACGCCGACCGCGGCATTTGCCTTCGGCACTCCAGAGACCGTCGCGGGCACGACCGTAACGTCGGCTTCGGCGACTACAACCGCAGTGAATCAGACCGTGCTCACCGTCTTCTGGGGGGGGCCGCCAGACGCCTGGACGGGAAGCGGTGACCTCAACGCCCCGCTCGTGGTCGACGTGGACACCGGCACGGACTACTGGATTGTCGGCCAGGTCGAGCAGGCTACCGAGGGCGCGAGTCCCGTCCAGGGCGCCACGGGCACGGGCACCATCGTTCCGATCACGATCGCGCTCACGAATGCCATCGTTCCCACCACACCGACTATCACCTCTCCTGCCGCAAACGCAAGCGTCACAGGAGCCACAGAGACGGTCGACTGGACCGTCGCCGGTCAGACCGAAACGGCTTACCAGGTGCGGATCGTCCAGGATGTTGACGGGGTAGCCAACCCCGATGTCATCTACTGGGAAACCGCCCAGATCAGCGGGGCCGCCCTCACCTACGCGGCGGTCTTCACTGGCCTAGCTTCTCCTGTCCCCTATCACATCCAGGTCGCCATCCTGACCACCGCCTCAGTCCTCTGGTCTGCATGGGCCGACGTGATCGTAGACACGGACTTCCCCGCGCCGAATGCTCCCACGCTCACCCTCACACCCAACAACCAGACGGGAAGCATCCTGGTCCAGAGCGCCAATCCCTCGGGAGGAGCGGTGACGCCAACCTCCAACGACCTCTATCGCTACACCCCGCCGGCTGGGCTGACGGGGAACCTTCTCACAGTGGAGGATGCGACGTTTGGGGCCGGGATCGGGTCGTGGACGCCGACCAATTGCACGCTCACGACCACCACTTCGCCCGAGAACACGGCCAATTACTTCCCACCCTACAGCCCAAGCCTCGTCATGACTTCCATCGCGGCGGGCACGATGAGCGCGACATGCAAGCCGTACTCGGTGATGCCGAACACGGCCTACACCGTCTTCGCCTGTTTCCTGGCTGCGGTCAACGATCGGACCTGCTCCGGGCTGATCACCTATTACGGATCGAGCGGTCAGGTGTTGGGAACTGTGAGCGCCACGAAGGGCGACGGCACCGGAACCTGGGAACAGGCGAAGGTCGGTTATCCCACCGCCAGCGTCTCCCCTGTCGGGACGGCCACCTGCACCATCACGCTCTCGGTGGCCGCTGTGGGAGCCTCTGAGACCCATTACGTCAATCCGGTGGTTCTCGTGGCCTTCGGCGGGATCTCTGCGCTCCCGGACCCTCCTACGCCCACCACGCTCGCTGCCTACCGTGTCGCCACTCTGCTCCCGGTGAATGGATCGTGGACAGATAACACCCCGCCAAGCGGAGTTGACATCCAGTACCAGCCTGTCGCCATCTACGACGGCGCACTTCCAAGTTCGACTCCCGGCGCCTGGTACGACTGATCCGCGCTAGCGACTGATCTCTTCCCTCTCTTGTCGAAACACGCCCTCAACTTAGGAGGTCGGCATGGCTTTAGCCCCCGTCACCGGCCTTGAGCTGGATGCAAGCGAGAACCCGCTTTCGGGCATGACGATCACGGCGGATCTTTACCCTCCGGGGATCTTCTGCTACGGCCCCTCTCTGCAGGCGGTCGACGCCCCGTCCCCGCAGACCGTGACCACCACGAGTGCAATTGACGGAACCTGGTCGCTAAGCCTGGAGCGGACCGACACGATGGCGCCGTCGGGCATGGTCTACCGAATCCGTCGCATCCTCGCGGGGGCGATGCAGACGGACGTGTACATCACGGTCCCAGAGGGCGGCGGGAACTACGCAGACCTCTTGACCGCCCAGCCCGCGGGACCGACTGCGGGAACGGGGCCGGTCGGACCTCCGGGAGCGACGGGTGCGACGGGGCCTCCGGGAGGCGCTCCCTATGTGTGGAACCAAGCCTCTCCCTCTGTCCTTTGGGATGTGCTTCACAACCTTGGGTACTACCCGTCCGTGACGGTTGCCGATTCCTCGGGGAACGTGGTCGTGGGCGATGTCGAGTACCTGTCCGACAACGAAGATCACTCTCGACCTGACCGGCACCTTCGTCGGGACCAATGCCGTCTTGACCCAGTCGCCCACCAAGCACCTAGACGGGGCGTATTCGCTGCTCCTGACGTGCTCGGGCACGACGCCCTCCATCGCGTCCTCTGGGTACTACCCAGTCCTCCCCTCGACCCAGTACACCTACCTGGCCAACTTCATCGCCGGGGCCACCGCACGGTCCTGCGCCGTCCAGATCAACTGGTACACCTCAGCGGGCGCCCTGATCTCGTCCAGCTGGAGCCCGGACTCCACCGACAGCACCTCGGCTTGGATCCAGATCGCCGTGACTGCAACGTCCCCCTCCACGGCGGCCTACGCCGGGGTCGAGGCCATCGTCATCGGGGCTTCAAGTTCAGAGTTGCACTACGTGGATGAGGATGGCCTTTTCCTCGGGACGGTCTCGGTGTGGTCCTTGGGGATCGTCGCGGTCATTTACAACGACCTGTACAGATTTGTGAGTTCGGAGGGTCCGGCGACTGCCTACCGGATCTCGACGGACCTTGCGGTCAACGGCACGGTCGTCGACTACAGCCCGGCCTCCGGGGTCGACATGAGCTATTACGCGGTCGCGGTGGGGTTGTACGGCAGCGCTCAAGGTCCAACGGCGGACTGAGGAGATCCCCTTGTTCAACATCATCTACCAGGGTGATCTTCTCCCCAATCTCGTATTCACCGCAACCGCCCAACCTTCGGGGGCAGCTGTGGACCTCACCGGAGCTACTTGTAGCGTCCTGTTCGGCCCCATCAACGGCCAGCCGGGGTTTGTCGGATCTGGGACCGGATCGGTCCTGGCGAACGTGTACACGTACTCACTCGCTCCGAGCGACTCTAGCTCGGTTGGCACCTTCCAGGTTCAACTGGAAGCGATCTTCCCCGGCTCTCTCGCGCAGCACTTCTCACCCCAGATCATTGTCATCCAGACCCCAGTAGCCAATTAGGAGACCTTCATGGCAGACGGCATCTCAAGCACAGTAGGCGACGCCCTGCTGGCGTCCATCCTGAACGACACGGCGTTTACGGCATACGGTCCGGTTTACGTCCAGCTTCACGTCGGAGCTCCGGGCGCAGCGGGGACAGCCAACATCGCGGGGGAGACCACGCGGGAGTCTGCGGGGACCTTCGCCACACCGTCGGGTGGCTCGACTACCAACTCGGCTGCGATCAACTGGACCTCCGTGTCCACCTCGGAGACGTACACCAACATTACCCTGTGGTCCGCTGCAACCTCGGGCACATTCGTCGCCTCGGGGACCATCACAGCTTCAGCCGTCACGGTCGGAGACAACTTCTCAATCCCCATCGGCGACGCCACCGTGTCTGTGACGGTCGCAGCCTAACCAACTAGCCGGGAGGGCACGATATGGCGCTCTCGGTAGTGAACTGACTTGGCGATCCTCGAGGAGAACCAGCAGCAGGGTCTCCTGCCCGCAACCGGGGTAGCGATAACCCTCCCCCAGACCACTCAGCTCTACGACTGCATCTTCATAGCGATCGCCTTCAAGGGGACCGGAGCGGGCGCGCTTGCGATAACAGGTGCCGGGGCCACATGGACTGAGGCCGAGTACAGCGAGGCGTACTCGCCTGAACTCCAGGTCTTCATCGGCTACAACTGCGCTGCGGGCGACACGACCATCACGGCCACGTATGTTTCCGGGCTAACCCTCGGCACGTACACCCTTGGGATGTTCTCGGGGGTACTAGCGTCCTCAACACCTCTCGTGGTCGCCGGGATCACAGATTCATCCACTGGCGTCACGACCCTCACCACGCCGAGTGAGAGCTACACCGCCGGCCAGCTTGTCCTGGCTGCGGGTAACGTCGGCAACTCCACCATCAACGCGACCACATGGTCCAATGGTGCCGCGACGACTTCGCTTGGGGCTAACGACCTTTCATCCGCCACCGCTCGGAACGTCGCGGCAGATTACATTCTGCCGACTGGAAGCGGCTCGACCACAGCAACCTACTCGTGGTCGGGAGCGGCTGCGGCCAGTGCGGCGATAGTCGTCCTGGCGCCAGCGTCCGTCACAGTGACCGGCACCGCATCCGTCAGCCTCGGCACGCTAGCCCTGGCCGCAACCAGCCAGCGGACCACATTCGGGACCGCTGCTGTAGCCCTTGGCACCCTCTCGGTCTCCGCGACCGGTACCGTCACCGCTCCGACGATCACGGGCAGCGCTTCGGTATCCCTGGGGGCGCTGTCTGCCACCGCGACGGGTCAGCGGACCACATTCGGCCATGCCTCGGTCGCCCTCGGTGTGCTGAACCTGGCGGCCACCAGCAAGCACACCGGCATCGGCTCGGTCTCAGTCTCCCTCGGGTCCCTCGGTGTGGTCGCCACGGGAGTGGTGGCCAACCCGGTGGGTTTCTACACCGGCTTCGAAGGCTATTCCCGCATGGCGACCATCGCCGGGGAGTTGGGCTACCAGCCGGTCGTCTCGGACTATCTGGACGCCACCAGTCCAAGCGTCATGGGTTCCCATGCTGTTGTGTCCGGATGGGCTGCCAACGGGCCTGTCGGGGCGCACTACGTCTTCGTGGTCCCGCTTCTGTGGAGCGGTAACTCCAACGGGACGGGCGCTCCAACCGGAACCTACACGGTCGCGAACGTTCTCGCCGGCGATTACGACACAGACTTCAACGCGGTCTTTGCGGCCATAGCTTCGCTCGATTCGGAAGGCATTGTCCGGCTCGGCCACGAGTTCAACGGCACTTCGTACTGCTGGTCCCACACGTACACAACCGCCGCCAACTACGTCCTGCTCTGGCAACACGTTGCGCCGTTGGCTCACGCCTACGGCCTTAAGACCGCCTGGAACCCGATTCTAAACGTGGACGGCGGGAAGCCGGATATGACCACGTTCTATCCGGGTTCCGCGTATGTGGACCTCGTTGGTGGTGACACCTACGCCCAGAAGTACGGCGGAAGCGGGGGGGCGAATCCCACCGAACCCAGCTTCTGGACCCAGCTTCTGACTCAGTCCGCGCCGTTCTCGTCTCCTGGAACCGGACTCTCGGAATACGGCCTGGAGTGGTTCGCGGGGTACGCCGCGTATCTCGGCAAGCCCATGCTGTTCCCCGAGATTGGGGCGTGGCCCTTGGCGGGTAGCTTCCCTGCTGAAGGCGGAACGGATGACGATCCGTACTTCTTCGCCGAGATAGCCTCCTGGGCGAAGACCAATAACGTCCAGCTGGTGCTTTGGGTTGGCGGCGTGTCCACGTTCAACCTCTTCATATCCGGACTGCCCAACTCGACCGCTCAGGTGCTCGATTCATTCGGCGCCGCACCCAGTACGGTCTACGGGGCGGCCTCGGTCAACCTGGGTGGCCTATCCGTCGCGGCCACCGGGACCACCACCGGGGTCTTGGTCACTGGCACCGCCTCAGTCCCCCTCGGTGGGCTGACCGTAGCGGCCACGAGCCTGCACACGGGCCTTGGACGCGCCAGCGTCCCCCTGGGGGCCTTAGCGGTCACTGCAGCCGGCAAGGTCACGGTCCTGGGCTCGGCCAGCGTCTCGCTAGGGGCGTTGTCCGTCTCGGCAACGAGCCAGCGCACGACCTTTGCCACTGCGTCTGTCCCTCTTGGCGCTCTGAGCGTCACGGCCATCGGCCAGTTGCAGGGCTCGGCCTCAGTCTCGCTGGGCTCCCTGAGCGTTGTCGCCACTGGCAAGCGGACCACGTTTGGGACCGCATCGGTTCCGCTAGGGAACCTCTCTGTAGCGGCCACCAGCAAGGTAACGGTCCTCGGAGTCGCTAGCGTCCCCTTGGGAGCGGTAGGGGTCACTGCAACCGGCACGGTGACGGTCCCGGGGGTGGCATCGGTCGGGCTTGGCTCGCTGAGCGTCGCGGCAACGAGTCAGCGCACCACCTTCGCGACGGCTTCCGTCCCGCTGGGATCCCTGTCCGTCACCGCAACCGGATCGGTCTCGGGCACGATCACGGGAGTCGCGTCGGTTCCCTTGGGCGCTCTGTCGCTGACGGCCACCGGGAAGGTCACGGTCCTCGGATCCGCTTCGGTCGCAGTCGGCTCGCTCGACCTTGCGGCCACAAGTCTGCACACCGGCATCGGCCACGCATCGGTCGCGCTCGGCGCTCTGTCGGTCACTGCGTCCTCAACCCCAGTTGGCGCAGCGAGTGTCTCCCTGGGGTCTCTGAGCGTCACCGCAACCAGCAAACGCACGACCTTCGCCACGGCCAGTATCGCCCTCGGTGGGCTGAGCGTGGCGGCTACGGGTACCACCACCGGCGTCCGGGTCACCGGAGTTGCCTCGGTCAGCCTCGGCGCACTCTCGACTGTTGCCACGGGGAAAGTCACGGTCCTGGGCTCGGCCAGCGTCGGAATCGGTGGGATCTCCACTACAGCTTCGGGCAAACGGACGACATTCGGCCATGCGGTCGTAGCTCTCGCCATCCTGAGCCTCTTGGCAACGGGGAAGCGCACCGCCAAGGGTCAGGCGGTCGTCGCTCTAGCTTCGCTGAGCCTGCAAGCCCAGGGGACGCGGACCACCTTCGGGTGGGTTGACATCGCGCTGGGGGCGCTTCTTCTTCAAGCGAGTGGGCACACCTACGTCGCGGTCCCGATCTTCCTGTACTTCAACGTCTACGCGTGGGATGGACAGTTGGCCGCTACTTCGACGGACGGCACTCTGGAAGCCGAGAGCTGGGACGGACAGCTGGCCGCAAAGCTGACATGAAAGGAACTCAGATGAACCGCACCACGAACACCGTCATCCCGACCTCTGAGCCCTACGTGACAAGCGAGAACACCTCCGTGAACATCACCGTTGACTCCGAGGAAGGGGACTGATGGCTGACGAAGCACACGCTCCGAACGGCTGGACCGTATACACCCTCAAGTCGTACATGGACCGGCGGTTCGAGGATGCCGACAAGGCTGTTGTGGCTGCGCTTTCAGCCCAAAAGGAAGCCGTCGTCAAGGCGGAGATCGCTACCGAGAAGCGGTTTGAAACTGTCCGGCAGGAAGCGGACTTTAGGATGAATGCCTTGGCGTCCAAGATCGACGGCCTGCAAGCAGCCATAGACCAAAACAGGGGCCGCGCCGCCCGGGACGACCGGAACGAGGGTCGCGCCTACGCGCAGGGCGTCCAGTCGCGCTACCTCGGGATCTACTTCACCGGGGCGTTCATTCTGTCCGTGGTGGGCAGCTTCAAGATCATCGGCAACCCGTTCTGATGGGTGAAGCTAACGGCGAGCGCTCCAGTGCCGGTGAGCGGGAGAGCTGGATCCCTCGCCCCGATCCATCTCTGCTCACGACCGAGCAGTTGCACCACGAGGTCGCGGCGCTGCGCCAGATCCTTGAGACCCGGCTGGACGGCATGGACATCGCCACGAAGGTGCTCAATGACACGGTTACTCGCGTGCCCACCGACGTTGACCGGCAGGTTGCACACCTTCGGGAATTGCACGAGGAGAAGTTCAAGAGCGTCGACAAGCAATTTGCCGAGCGTGATATCCGGGCCGAGCGCGAGAGCCGGGACAACAAGATTGCCGTCGATGCTGCCTTTGCCGCCGCCAAGGAAGCCGTAGCGGCGCAGAACGTATCCAGCTCCGAAGCGATCTCCAAGAGCGAAGCCTCAACCACCAAGCAGATCGACGCCATTGGTGCGCAGGTGGTCTCCTCCCAAAAGGCGACTGACGACAAGATCAACGACATCAAAGAGACGCTGGCGCAGCGGACCGGACGTGGAGCCGGGATCACCGCTGCGGTCGGCTTGGGAATGAGCCTCATCGTCGCCATCGCCATCGTCGCGTCTGTGGTGATCGCAGTCTTCCACAAGTGACGGAGGGAGTGCCAACCCCGACTCCGGGCCTGTGTCTTGGCTCGATCTGCATTCCGTTTCTGTGAAGGGGACCGCATGACTGAACGCCGATTTGGGCTGCCTCACCCCTCGACCGTTAAGGCGGCTGACCAGTTGCAGCGCGCCGCCCCGCCGGGGGTCGGGAAGTGGGACACCGCTGGCAACCAGCCGCTCCCTGAGCCGCGCACCCCCGCGATCGTGACCCCGGAGTCGGTCGGCATCAAAGACCAAGGCGACGGCATCAGCTTCATCGTGCTCGGGGACTGCGGGCCGGTCCAAGACGTGAACCCGCAGAAGGCGGTCGCGGCAGCGGTGCAGGCCGCCATCGCAGCCGACCCCACCATCGCCTTCATCTTCATCGCCGGGGACGTGGTGTACTTCAACGGCGACCCGAACGAGTACATGCCGCAGTTCTGGCAGGCGTGGGCCCGAGTACCGAGACCGTTCCTGAGTGTGCCGGGGAACCACGACGGAGACCCGACCGATGGAGTGGCGGGAGCGGGCATCGCAAGTTGGATGCAGAACTGGTGCGACCCCAAGGGACCGAGACTGCCTGCCGGTGACCCGGATGGGGAGTTCGGGCGTGACACTCAGACGCTGCCGTACTGCTACTGGGCGGTCCGCTTCCAAGACTTCCTGTTGATCGGGCTCTACTCCAACGTCAAGAGCGGAGGCTATCTGGACTCGGCGCAGCAGGCATGGCTCATCTCGACCCTCCAGGCCACCGCGCCGGAGCTGCCAGTCCTGATCGGACTCCACCACCCCCCGTACTCAGTGGACGCCTACCACGGCGGCTCACTGGCGATGGGCAACACGCTCGACCTCTGCTTCCAGGCAGCGAACCGCTGGCCCACGGCGGTCCTGGCGGGACACATCCACGACTATCAAAGGTTCACCCGCACGGTGTCCGGCAAGCCGATCTCTTACATCGTCAGCGGAGATGGGGGGTACCACAACCTGCACGAGATCGCCGGGGACTACCAGCCGGGGATGGACCTCGGCAACGGAGTGACCTGCGACTACGCCGACGCGGCCCAGTGGGGCTTCGTGCAGTTCACCGTGAAAGGGGGAACCGTGTCGGGGAGCTATACCAAAGTGCCGCTCTCGGGAACTCCAACCGAAGGCGCGGACGTGTTCTCGCTGTGATTAAAGGCAGTTTCACCGTCTACGACCTCGTGATCTCGCTGATCTTCCTGGGCGGCGTCGTGGAGCGGCTAATCGCCTGGCACGCACACCGCAAGCACACCCGCGAGATCAAAGCACTCGAGTGGATGCACGCTGGCACCACGGAGAAACACCCTCCGGAGCCAAGTCCCGGCGAAGGGCCGGTAACCAAGGAGAACCCATGAACCGTATCAAGCGCTTTCGTTTCCAGCGCGGCCAGTCCCAGCTCGTTTGGATTCTGGCGGTCGTCGGCGTTGTGCTGATCGTCCTACTCGTGGTCCACGTGATCTGATGACTCCCCGCGAGGCATGGTTGGCATGGTTCCGAGAGGCTGAGATTGCCTTCATCGAGGCGATGGAGCTGATCTACTGGGCCGAGAATCTGACCAAGCGGACGAACCTTGAGATGCGGGAACTGGCCGAGCAGCACCACGGGCGATACGTGGAGAGACTGACCGCTTACAACGCCTACATGGCCGCTCAGGAGGTCGCAGCGTGAGCCGTGCCGTGTCCTGACTGCGGCGGTAAGACCCGGGGCGAATGGCGGTTCTGCGACCGCTGCCTCAAGAGGCGGACGGGCAAGGTACGCGACGCCAAGGACCGCGTCGAGGAACAGCACGACATGCTCGGAGGGGGCGATGACCCAAGTTCTCGGTGTTGATGTCAGCTCCAACAACGGCCCCATCGACTGGGCCGAAGCCTACAAAGCCGGGGTCCGCGTGGCCTATGTGAAAGCGACTCAGGGAGTCACTTACCGGAGTCCGGTGTACGTCAGCCAGGTGGAAGGAGCCAGACGGGCAGGGATTGCCGTCGGTGCCTACCACTTCTCGGAGCCCGCGTCAAGCTCTGCAGCTACGCAGTGGGCCTATTTCAAGGCTTGGGCCGACACGGCCAACACGAACCTTCCGCCGATGGTGGATGACGAGTCCGAGATCAACAAGCCGTGGATGCTGGAGTTCCTCAAGCTGGCCGGCCCGTTGGCCCTTCGTTACAGCGACGGCTACTACCTTGAGGTTACCGGGCCGTTGGGGCGCCAGTGGACGTCTCGACCCGGAGCCAAGGGGCTCGTCGCGCCGGACTTCGCGACCCAGATCTCGCTCGGCTCCAGTTTGGCTGGATTCTCGGGCAGCGTGGACGTGGACTACTTCAACTCAGCGATCTTGGGGACAGATCCCCCCGCACCAACACCAAAGGAGGGGAAAATGCTAGTCGTCTTCTATGCCAAGAACGTCCACGGCGCGGTCGCCTCATTCGCCGGTGATGGGCTAACCACCTTCCGATGGCTTGAGAGCGCGGCGCAGCAGGCCGATGCGCTGGCCGTCGGGGCTGTCGCTGGTAGCAAGCCACCTCATGTCTGGAACGCGGCGACCGCACCCGTCGCCGATCCGATGGCCTTCGGCACCCCAGCAAACGCCGCAACAGCGGCCCAGCTCGGACTACCGTTCCCCTGAAGCCCGGAGACCTGCGGCTCGTTCGCGGGAAGGGTCCGGTCGAAAAACTGATCGAGTGGGCCACTTCCAGCCCTTATTCCCACGTCGCCATGCTGACCCCGACGGGCGAGCTGGTGGAGGCCAAGGAGTTCAAGGGGATCAGGCTCGTTCCGGCGGACACCTACCCAGACGCGGACTGGTTCGCCGTCGATTGTTCGCCCGAGCAAGCTCTCACTGCGGTCGCTTGGGCGCTCACGCGGTTGGGCGAACCATACGGCTGGAACGACGTCGCCCACGACTGGAACCGTCCGCTGGTCGGTGCCGAGTTGCTGCGCCGCACCCGCCTTCAGCCTGTTGACTGCTCCGGCCTCGTCTGCTGGGCGTTCGCCCAAGCGGGCGTCACGCTGACCCGCCGACCGTTTGCCTCGCCGGCTGACCTTTCGTGGTCAGTCGCTCTAATTCAGGAGGGCCCAAGTGCCTAAGCTATCTGCGATCCTGGCGGATCTTGCCGATGTCAAGATCGTACTCTCGACTCTCGGTGGCCTGGGCGGGGTGATCATCGCTTTCACCAAGCCCTTGGGCAGTGCCGAGGTCGACTCGGTAGTTGGCTTCGTCCTAGCCGCGGCAGCCTTCGTCATCGTGGTCATCAGTGCGTATCAGAAGGCGTTCGCTGCGGGCGCAGCTTCCCTGCACCGTGGCTAAGACAGCCGTAGCGACCGAAACCCCGGACCCTAGGGACGAGATGATCGCGGAGCTTGAGCGGCGCATCGACGGACTGGTGGGCGCTCTGGTCAAACTGGCCGGAACCCAAGCCTACCCGGTGATCGTCCCGATAGCACCCTGCCAGCGGCCCCATGCGGATCACGGCTACTGGTACCCAACGACTTACCCCTATCCCACTACGACTTGGAGCCTTACGTCTGGCGGGACCTTCGAAGGCTCGGGGACTAGCTGATGGATCTCAAGCTCGGTCGGCTGCCAGCACGACGGCCATTTGGTCTCTCAGAACTCTCGGTCTACGCGAAGGGTAAACTGCCACCCCCTCCGGCCTCTGTGGCTGTCCCAAACACTCCCTACCCGATGGACGGTAACGACTCCCTGGGAGACTGCACCTACGCGGGTGTGGATCACCTGATCCGGGCGTGGAACGCGGAAGAGTCCGAGACGGACCCGCAGCCGAACCAAGACGAGATCGAGACGGCCTACTTCGCCCAGACTGGCGGGCAGGATACCGGCTGCAACGAGGCCGACGTGCTCCAGCTGTGGCGGGCTAAGGGGCTGTTCGGTCACAAGATCGAGGCATACGCCCCAGTCAGACCCCATAGCATCGTGGAGCTCCACCAGGCGGTGGCGTTCTTCGGCGGGTGCTATCTCGGCATCCAGTGCCCGCAAAGCGCCCAACAGCAGTTCCAAGACGGCCAGCCCTGGACCTATGTCCCGGGCTCTCCCATCGAAGGGGGACATTGCATCGTCGCCCTGGGATTCAACTCGGCTGGCTTGGAGTGTGCCACATGGGGAGGGATCGCTACTGTCAGCTACCCCTTCCTGGCCCATTTCCTCGAGGAAGCGTGGGCCATCATCCCGAGTCAAATGGTCGAACGCGGTCAAGACGAACTCCACATCGACCTGGCGAGTCTCAACACGGACCTAGATTCTCTCTAGTCCTTCTCCAAACTCAAGGGGGTAACAGTGGAGGGATCTGACGACATCGACCTAAGCGAATTTGAGGCGCAGAGGGGTGGCTCTGGCCCGAGATGCACCATGAGTCGGCTGGGACTCGACCCGGAGCAGCAGGCCAAATTGACAGCTGCTCTGGCCAGTACGCTTCCATCGTCGGCGATCTCCAAAGTGCTCCGGGCGTGGGGCCACCATGTCGGGGAAAGCACCGTGTCGCGTCATCGGCGTGGGCTGTGCTGCTGTGGACGTTGACCTCTCGGAGTTTGAGGACGCGGACACAGAGTTGCGGCTCCAGAAATCAATTGAGACGCTACAGAGACAGCTCCGGGACGCGAAGGATCGAAGCCAACGGCTGGTCGACGCTGCCCATCAAGGGGCGTTCGACGCCTTCCTGTCGCTCGGCAAGCTTCCCCCGATAGCCACTCCGAAGGCCGACCGCAGGCGCAAGCCCGAGGCCGCTCTGTGGAGTCTGGGCGACTGGCAGTACGGCAAGTACAACTCTACGTACGGATCGGAGATCGCCCGAAAGCGGGTCATGTACTTCTGTGACAAGGCCCAGCGGATCACCGAGATCCAGCGGGCCGATCACCCGGTCAGGGACGCCACGATCATTTTCGGCGGCGACATGCTGGAAGGCGTCTCCTTCCAGTTCCCCACACAGCCGTTCGAGATCGACCAAACGATCTTCGGCCAGTGGACCGATGTCTCCCGCCTGATGGTGGACGTGGTGCGGAGGGCTCTCTCGATCTACGAAAAGGTTACAGTCATAGGCGAGCACGGCAACCACGGGCGGATCGGATCGAAGCGTGACGCCGTCCCTCAGAGCGACAATCTGGACCGGATGGCCTTCCACTTGGCCCGCGAGATCCTGGCCGGTGAAGACCGGCTGACATGGACTGACACCCCGGATGATATTAAGAGGCTGGAGATCGGCAACTACCGAGCCCTCGTGTTCCACGGTGACGAAATCGGTAGATCCGGGTATGCCGCGCCCACCACTTTGGTCAATTGGCTGGTCCGTCAGCAGAGCGGGGCCTACCCCTGGGACTTCCTGGACGGGTACGTCTACCACTTCCACCAAAACCAGGAATGGTCTCTCCCCGGCAACGGTGGCCGGCTGTTCATGACCGGCTCGACCGAGACCGGCAACGCCTACGCCTCCGTGAGCATGGCGTCCTCCGCCGTCCCCTCCCAAAGACTCCACTTCGTGGACCCCGAGAAGGGGCGGGTCACCAGTCAGCACGTGATATGGCTCGCGGAGGCATGAGCGAGACCGACCTCTCCAATCGTGGGCAGCTAGCTAGGCAACATCCGGGTGAGTACGCGCTCGTCCACGGAGGGGTGCTCGTGGGCTTTCACCCCAGCTTCCAGGCTGCCTACGACGCTGGCGTGGAGGCGTTCGGCTTAGACTCCCGGATCTGGCGAGTTACGCCCAGTTATGTGCTCAACTACATCGTAATCGACGAGTAAGCCGTGTACACTCAACCCGGAAGCTTGGCCGAGTGGTTGAAGGCACCAGTCTTGAAAACTGGACGGTGAAAGCCGCAGGGGTTCGAATCCTCTAGCTTCCGCCATGGAGCGATGGCAGAGAGGCAATGCAGCGGTTTGCTAAACCGTACAGCGGCAACGCTGCCCAGGTTCGATCCCTGGTCGCTCCGCCAACCCACCTACTTCTCCCGGTCTTAGGATAGAAAGACCGGAATGGGCCAGGGCTATCCTGGTCGGCGCCTGCCGTGTGGCGCTCTTTGAGTAGCACGGCTCTCTCTCACCCCCTTCCCGGTGCGCCCTGTTCCCTACCGGGGCGCCCACTGGCCGTCATCCCTTCGGGGGTGGCGGCCTTTCTTTGCGTCTGCTAGACTGCTCCGCATGAGGGTGTACTCTGTGAAGGAAGCGGCCATAGTGCTGAAGCTGTCCGAGCGCAGGGTCCGTGAGCTTTGCCAGGTCGGTCGTATTCGGGCCGAGCGGAAGGGCCGAGATTGGCTGATCTCAGTTCCCATCGAACGGACTTACGGCAGGGCTTGACATGGCTCCGCTAGCGGAGCAGTATAGGCACATGAGAAACAGCACAACGGCGAACGACCAAGTGGAGATGCCCCGGTGCGAGTGCCCAGAGGACGCGCGAGAGAATCCCAACCCAGTCGGCGCATATAAACCCGAAGAGCGGAAGGCCATGCGCCACGCGCCGAACGAGTGCCCCGGCGACTACCGGATGCAACAGGTGGAGCGCCACGGCAAGGCACTGTGGGTCTGCAGCGCCTGTGATCTACGCGGCGACCGCGTTCTGGTCGGTACCCCGGAGGCGTACGGCTGGTGACCAAGACCTACACGGGTTGGCACTTCACGGAGACCCGAACCACGGGCAGGGACGGCTGGCCGCTCAAGCCCGTCGAGGAGCTACCCGGCGGCACGAAGTTAGAGTTGTGCGCGGTCGGGCTGCATGCTTGCAAATCACCCCTGGCCGCACTGGGCTACGCGCCCGGCCCCTGGGTGAGCCGGGTTCGGCTGGAGGGCCAGGTGCTCACCGACACCGACAAGGCTTGCGCCACGCGCCGGGTCCGGTTGGCGGGTCCGGTGGACGTGGGCCGGGAGTTGCGGCTGTTCTCGGCGGACTGCGCCGAGCGGGTGCTGCCTCTCTTTGAGGCGGCCGTGCCGGGCGACGCGAGGCCGCGTAAGGCGATAGAGGTCGCGCGACAGTTTGCCAACGGGAAGGCCACGACGCAGGAGTTGGACGCTGCCAGGGCCGCTGCCAGGGCCGCTGCCAGGGCCGCTGCCAGGGCCGCTGCCGGGGCCGCTGCCAGGGACGCTGCCTGGGCCGGTGCCAGGGCCGGTGCCTGGGACGCTGCCTGGGCCGGTGCCTGGGACGCTGCCTGGGCCGGTGCCTGGGACGCTGCCAGGGCCGCTGCCAGGGACGCTGCCAGGTTCGCTGCCGGGGCCGCTGCCGGGGCCGCTGCCTGGGACGCTGCCAGGTTCGCTGCCAGGTTCGCTGCCGGGGACGCTGCCGGGGACGCTGCCTGGGCCGCTGCCTGGGACGCTGCCAGGTTCGCTGCCAGGGCCGCTGCCTGGGCCGCTGCCAGGGACGCTGCCGGGGCCGCTGAACTCAAGTGGCAGGATCGGAGGCTGACCATGCGGCTCAGGGCTGCGCTGAAGGAGGCACGCTGATGGCCGCTGGGGGGCTGCACGCCTACCGCGAGGCGCTGAAGCTACACCAAGGCGACCCGCCATTTAGCGCGCTCATCTTCGCGGCGATGCTCAAGGCAGACGACGACAACACGGCCAAGCTGACGTCGGCTTTCCCCGAGCTGCGGGCAGAGCTGACGACGCGTTATTGGGCAGCCGGGGGGCTTCTTCCCGAAGAGGCACCGCCATGGGATATGCGCCGTTGGGACGAGGCGGAGAACATCTTCGTGGACCCAGAAACCCTCGAGCGAGAGCCATGAGCGCCGTGCAGGGCCGCGTCGTCACCAATTACCCGCTCTCGGCTGCCTACACGGTCAGAGTCCCGAAGCACACTACTTTGCCGCTGAGGTCGGTTGAGCGCCTGCTGAACCGCGAGCGTGTGGCCCTCGGAAGGGATAAGGGCTTTACCTGGTGGCTCTCGGGCACCTGGACGCCGGATCCGCTCTTTTCCGAAGGCCGCCAGTTTGCCATCCTGCGGCAGGTTTTCGAGGACGGCGACTGGGTCTTGGAGCATGTCGGCATCTGCCGGATCCTTCCGCTGGAGGCGCGCTCATGAACGAGTGGCCCGACGCGAGCCCCCCCGAGTGGCAGCAGATCCAGCAGATGCTTCACGGTACGTCGCGGGTGCGTCCACGTCGCCAGTCCGCCCGTTCCCGCCGACTGTCTTTCGTAGCGATGGCGGGGATTGGCGCCGGGCTGTTGCTGATGGCCCTCTTGGTGCGTGACGCCTGGTTAGGGCTTATCCCCTACCCCGTGGCCGGTGTGGGTGTTCTGGTGGCGGGGCTTGGCTGCTGGGCGCTTGAGTCTTGGGGGCAGCTGTGACGCAGCGGGAAGCGGTCCTGACAGCTCTGCGCAAGCATCCCAAGTCGGGTCTGTGCATCGCAGACCTACCGCTGGAACTGGGGTACTGCGCCCGTAACAGGGTCAGCGAGCTAAGGCGCGATGGCTGGCAGATCGTCTCGGAGACGTGCCGAGTTCACAAGCATGGGGGCCCGATAGCACGCTACCGGCTCCTGAAGGAAGTGGGGAAATGACTACTGAAACGAAGCCGACGGTCCATCAGGCCATCGGCCAGATCATGACCGAGCTGGAGGGGATCGGGAAGAACCAGCGCAACAAGGAGCAAGGCTACAACTTCAGAGGCATCGACGACGTCCTGAAGGCTGTCCATCCCCTGCTGGCAAAGCACGGGGTGTTCTTTGCGCCGCACGTCCTGGAGCGGGAGTACGAGGAGCGAGTCGCCAAGTCTGGCGCGGTGGGGCATTGCGCCCACCTCCACGTCGGGTACAAGGTCTACGGGCCCGGCGGTGACTTCATCGAGCTTGACACCTGGGGCGAAGCTCTGGACTACTCCGACAAGGCCAGCAACAAGGCCATGACCGCCGCGTTCAAGTACGCCATCTTCGAGTTGTTCGCGGTGGCGGACCCAACAGACGACGCGGACCACGAGTCGCCAGGTGAGACCGTCACCACGGCCCGCGCTACCCCGGCCCGTGCGGCCACTCCCAGAGCCGATGGGAACGGCCACAAAGCCACCGAGGATGGTGAAGCGCCCCACTGCCCGGACGACGCCTGTGATGGGCGTTTGCGTGAGAGGATGAGCAAGAAGGGCGAGCCGTACCTAGCCTGTGACCGGCGGTGCGGGATCACGCCCCTGTGGAACACGACAACGGAGCAGTACAAGAGCCGCCTGGGAGGACAGGCGTGGGGCGAGGAGGGAGAGCCAGAGCACGGCGAGGTGAGTGCAGCGGCTCTCTTGGAAGTTGTCGGCAAGGACGAGGCCGAGCAGATATTCCAAGCCCATTCCGCACTTCCGGCTCTGAAGATCGTGGCCGGGAAGCCTGCGCTTCGGGAAATGGAGTGGAACGCACTCGATGAGTCGATCCGGCTGAGCATCCAGGGCGCGCTCGCCAACACGGAAATACCGATGTGAGCACGGCCCAGCGGACGCGGGAGCCGCAGCTAACACCGAACGAGCTAGTCCTCTCGCTGTCCGCCTTGGGCCGGGACCTAGAGCACACCGTCCGGCTGCTACGGGAGGCCGACATGGATGCGACCGTCAAGCGGCAGCAGGCTGACCTGGCAGAGAGCCGGGCGTTTGTGGGCGCGGAAGGTTCAGTTGACATGCGCCGCCACTTGGCCCGGATCGCCGTGGAGAAGCAAGAGTCTGAAGCTCTGGTGGCCGAGTCGGTGGTGCGCTATCTGCGCCACAAGATCAATGCCGTCGGCACAAGAATTGAGATCGGAAGAAGCCTCGGGGCGGCGCTCAGGGCAGAGCTTCAAGCACTAAGTCCCTCCGAGCCGCCGTGAACACCCCCATCAGGCTCGCACTCGGCGTCCTGCTGGCAGCCGCGCTCACGCCCGCTGTCATGGCAAGCAGCTATGCCACCTACGAGTCGACTAACTGGTCCGGGTACGTCGTCACAGGAGGTCCGTTCAAGGAAGCTACCGGCGACTTCACCATTCCATCCCTGCGCCCCGCATCGGTGCTGTCGAGCGTGGCTGAGTGGGTTGGCGTCGGAGGGATCGGAGACCCCGCGCTTATCCAGGCTGGGGTGAATCTGTATATGGAGCCTGACGGCGAGGAGTTCATCGAGCCGTTCTGGGTCGCTTCGGCAACGGACTACACCGCCCAGACGATTCCCCTTTCGGTGCAGACAGGGGACACGCTGACGGCCGAGGTGCAGGAGGTTTCCCCGAGTGAGTGGTCGCTGAGCCTGTCGGACGATAACACCGGGGCCGCGTGGGAGACTGAACAGCCCTTCAGCAGCGTGGGCGACACGGCTGAGTGGGTGGTCGAGGACACGGGATTGCCCGCTGCCCCCTATGCGCCCTACCCGCTGGCCCGGTTCAGTCCGATACGGTTCTCCCAACTCACCACCTGGGGTGCTGAAACCTCCAACGGCCCGATCTACGGCTGGGAGCGTTGGACCATGTTCCAACGCGGCGTCCAAATGGACACGGTGTCTGCGGTGGGGCCCAGCGGGTTCAGCGTGAGCTATGGCTGAGCGGAGCGGAACGTATCTCTACCGCGTCCAGACGATGGTCGGCTGGCGTCATGTGTGGATATGTCAAGCCTGTGGTGCAGGGGGCTTGAACAAGCAAGAGCTGATCGTCCGAAGAGAAGCGCTAGAGCATCCCCGCGTCTGCTGGGCGCAGCTTGCCGTTCCGAGCGGGTTCCGGGGAGTGGTCGGATGAGCGAAGAGTTCCCGGCCGGAGTCGCTGACTTGATGGCGATGCAGTACGCGCAGACGGGAGCGGAGAGCTGCCAGCTCGGATTCCACGCCTGGACGCCCTGGCTGCTACTGGCCGATGGCCAACACGTGACCGTGTGTGCCCGCTGCGGAAAGACGGTCCTGTACGGCGAGCCTATGCTGGAGATCCTCCCGTGAGCGAGGCGAAAGCGTCGAACCCGGCCGACCTCGTGTTGCGACTGATCGAGAGCGCAGCGGAGTCGGCGATCAAGGCCGCACACGCCCAGCGCGATGTCAGCCGATCCGAAGGTGGTCCGCAGCGGTGGTTCGAGCACGCGGCGATCAACTGGGGCGACCTGGGCGTTGTCGAGGTCGTCTGGTGCCGCTCCCTTACTCGCACCTGGTACTGCGTCCTGATCGAGGAAGCCGCGCCCGACAACTGGGAGTTCCAGAAGTTCGTCGCGGACGAGTTGGCGGCCGGCGGCTGGCCCGACGTCGAAGTTAGGACTGAGTGGTGAGTCTCCAAGCCCAGCGCGTCAGGGCTAGGTATTGGGCTAGGCGAGCTCTCGGCCAGTGTGTCCGCTGTGCCGTCCCAGTGGCCACAGGAGCCCGCTGTCCGACACATGCGGTCTATGCCTCAGACAGCAGCAGGTGGGTCCGTCAGGGGCGTAAGCCTGTCCCCCACGTCAGTGCTTGGCGTCGGAGCCATAGGCAGCGGGTGACGTTCGGTGGCTGAGCGCGAGCCGGTGGATATGGACGCGGCGAAGATCGGGTTGATGGCGCTGATCGACGAGGCCACGGGCTACCAGCAGGTCCGTCCTGCGGGAGAGCTGGCGCGGGAGTTCCGGAAGCTCCGCAGGAAGTCACGTCCCGCCCGCGTAGCTGAGAACGAAACGTGACCTGTCTAACGCTCACAAACATATCTCAGGAGGGGGACGGTGGACGGCCTTATACGCTTTGGCGACGACTCGTGAGCCGGACCGAGGCTCGCATCAAGTGCTCGGTTTGGGATGACACCGACTTCCTGGCCCTGCCAGAGCGGGCTCGTATGACTTACCTGTTCCTGGCGACGCAAGCTGATCTGACGATGTGCGGTGCCATCCCATTCCGGGCCGCGCGCTGGGCCAAGCGGCTCGGGTACGCGGTCAGGCAACTGAGCGAAGCTCTCGCCCTTCTGGCTGATGCCCGTTTCCTGGTGTTGGACGCCGAAGAGGAGGAAGTCTGGCTCCGGACGCTCATCAAGCACGACGGCCTGCTGACCAAGCCCAATTGGCTGCCATCCGCCAAGCGAGCAATGGCTCAGGTCAGTTCTCCGGTGATCCGATCCGCGTTCGCTGCTGAGTACCCGCAGCTAGCGTCCGAATGGGGTGTCGATGCCATCCCGCATCCGATCCCGCATGGCATCCCGGATGGGATGTCGAAAGTTGAGGGGATAGGGGATAGGGGAAAGGGGATAGACGTAACTACACCAGAGACCGTACTCAGCAGCACTCGGGTTGCGCTGGTCGATGAGATCGCCGTGGCCTTCGAGGTCTTTCGAGAGCGCCATCCAAGATCGCAGCTCACGGCTGACCGGCGAAAGTTGGCCGCGCCGTACTTCAAGAGCCACGGGGCCGAGTACTGCACGGCTGGGATCCGGGGGATCGTCTACTCGCCGGTCCACATGGGCCAGAACAGGAGCGGCACGCTGTACGACACCTGGGAGTACGTGTTCAAGAACGTCAAGAACCTAGAGGCATTTGCCGGGTACGAGCTGGATCCGAGCACTCGGCCCACGGGCCGTGAGCCCGGGCGGCAGGACCAGGAGCTTCGCCGCCAGATTGCCGATGGCTCGATGGATCTGGAAGTCCTGGAATACGCATATGGGGGTCCGAAATGACCGGTCAGCAGTGGAGTTCCGTGTGGGGCGTGGTGCGTAGCTCGTGGCCCGTCCCCTACCTAGCCGAGGACAGCGTTAAAGCCGAGTGGGGTCTCGCGTTCGTGGACGAAGACCCAAGGCTCGTCGTCGACGCGGTGCGCGTCTACGCCAAGCGGTCGGACCGCCCGACTCTGGCCGGCCTGATGGTCGTCTTCGCCGAGCGGATGCAGGACCACCTCCGGCAGAAGCGGATCGAAGCTCTCCCCCCTCCCCCGCCGGAGGCCGAGCCGACCAAGGCTGGGATGCCAGACTTCGCGGCGCAGTACGCGGCCCTGGACCCCGTGGAACGGGATGCGATCGAGTACCAGATCCAGAACCGATACCCAGCCGCCTACCTCGGCAGAAACACACCGGGGCCGCTCCAGTGGGCATGGCAGTGCCTGGTCATCGCCTGCGCCGAGAAGGGCATCGACCCGCACACGAACGGCTACAAGGGCTCGACAACGTTGTCTGCCAGAGAAGCCGAGGAAGCGCACTACCAGACGAGACTAGATCTGGCCCAGCAGCAGCTCATGCACGAGCAGGGGTGCCCTCGGTGTCAGAGCTACGCGGCCCCCGCTCTCGGCAAAGAGCGCAGGGGCTCCCCGTGCTACGTGGGGCTGCGGTACTTCGAGCCTTACTACCAGGCTGGGGTCGCGCGGCCGTGACCCCCGAAGCCAAGCTACGGAAGACGGTGCGCGAGCAGCGGGCCGAGATCCGCGAGTTGCGCGAGAAGGCGCGGGACCGGGTTCTGCTGAGTGAACTGAACGCAATGACGCCGGATTCGGCGCTGCTGGTCGTCGGACCTCCGACCCGGCCAGCGAGGGTTGCCCAGTGGATTCTGGCCCACACGAGCTGGGAGTGGCTGAAGTGAAGACCCGCTCTCCAATCCCCAAGGTGGGCAAGCGCTCGAAGGCATGGGCCAAGACTCGGCGGGAGGTGCTCCCGCTGCTCCTGGAGCGGCAGGAGGGGCGCTGCGCCGGATGTGGCCGGGAACTGCCCCGTTGCCCAGATGTCCACCACGCCTTCGGCCGGGGCGGTTCGGGCGCCTGCTTGGGCGACGAATACGCCGACCGCCCTGAACTGCTCGTCCTGCTGGATCGAACGTGCCACGACGAGCTCCACCGGGGCGACAGCATCGCACTTGGGCTTCAGGTCCGGTGGGACGCTTACGGGCGGTTCGTCTCCAAGTACGAGGTGCCGTTCGAGACCTTGACCCTGGACTGCGCGGACGGTCCCATCGTGGCTATGAGGCAGAGCATCCGGCGCATAGAAGCCCGCGAAGCCGCCCGGGGTGGCGTAGCTGAAACGTCTAACCCCTCGTCCCTCGCAACAGAGGCGCAGTTGGGGGATGGGGATGGCTAACTGCGCTCGCCCCGGATGCGGACACGAGGAGGACTCCCACAGCGGGGAGGGATGCTTCGAGTGGATGATCGGCCCGCACGATCCGCCGCTCGACTGCCGCTGTCCCGGCTACCGCACCCAACCACAGCAGGATGGTTTCGGCAACCTCGAAGCTGCACTCATTGGCCTAGAGGACGGTCGGGACCGTTGGGCTGATCTGCATGACGCCGCCGAGCGTCTGCTGGAGCTTTACCCATGACCGAGGTCAGCTTTCAATACCGCTGCCCAGGGTGCGGTCGTGGCTATCCGGTTCCGGCCCATCAGGAGGAAGGGAAGTGACAACGCGAATCTCGTTCGAGGCGGGGATGGTCGTCTACCGGATGCCTCCCGACGTGGCGAGGGAATTGTCCTTCGTCCTGGGGACCAAGCGGGACTACGGATGGCAGCAGGACTCGCGGGAACTGTTCTCGATGGCTGATTTGGCCCTTCCGGCCCATCAGGAGGGGAAGGGGTGAGCGTCGCACAACTCTGCGAGCGTTGTGGGCATGGCAAGCGGCAGCACAGCCGGAGCATCATGGGCTGCACCAACGGGACGTGGCAATACCCCCGGGGGACTTACCACGTGGAGGACGGCGCGACCGTCTGCCCCTGCCGTGAGTTCCTGGCGGAGCTGGAGGGGAAGGGGTGAGCCTTCCCGCGCCCTACTACAGCGAAGACGGGATCACGATCTACCACGGCGATTGCCGGGATATGCCGTGGGTGATTGAAGACGCCGACTTGATCGTCACTGATCCGCCCTACCCGGACTGGCACCAAGAGTACGCCCAGGCCGATATAGGCTTCCTCAAGCAGTTTCCAGTTCAACAGTTCGTGTTCTGGAGTGCCCGAGCCGTGTTCCCGTTGGACTACACGGCGATCCATATCTGGGACAAAAGGATTGGGGTCGGCTGCCAGTACGAGCGGATCTTTGAGCGCGGCGGGGGCACATCTTACCGGGTGTTTCGCTGCTCGCTAATCAACTCGCCCGTGACGGCCACCTTCGCCCGCGATGACTTTACGGGGCACCCCTCCCAGAAGCCGGTTCGAGTGCTCCGCGAACTGATCCGTCTGGGGCGACCGGGATGGATTGTCGATCCTTTCATGGGCAGCGGCTCGACGCTTATCGCGGCCAGACAAGAGGGTCGCAAGGCGATCGGCATTGAGATCGAAGAGCGGTACTGCGAGATCGCCGTGAAGCGGCTGGCGCAAGGCGTGTTGCCGCTGGAGGCTAAGCCGTGACCGACGCTCAAGCTGTCAGGGCATCACTGCTCAGCGTCACGATCCCAGGGCGCCCGCCGTCCTTGGGCAACAGCAGGCTTCATTGGGCAGCCAAAAGGATGCGTCGAGAGTTCCCGGTTGCGATGGACCCTCTCACGATCGAGGATGCATGGGCCATCGCCAGGCGCTTCGATGTAGCTCTCGCTGCCCTTCCGGCCCATCAGGAGGAGGTGGAGTGACCACCGCCGCTCAAAGCTATCTCGCGGTCACGATCCCCGGCCGGCTGCCCCAGATCGCCAACGGCAGGCTCCATTGGGCCGCTAAGGCCCGTCTGGTAGTTGGCGCGAAGGAAGAGGCGTGGGCCGCGATGGTGAGCTGTAGGAATGGCCTGAGCATGCCGCCCGCAAGCGAGCGCCGGAAGCTCTCGGTCGTCGTCTACATGGCTGGTCGGCCGTTCGACCGCGACAACCTGTTCGCCAATGCCAAGCCGCTGGTCGACGGCGCCAAGGTAGCCGGCTGGATTCGGGACGACTCCCCGGAGTGGTGTGATCTGGAGGTGAAGCAAATCCGAGTTACGCATAAGCTCGATCAGCGGGTAGAGATCGAGGTGACGTGGTAGTGGCGAATCTCGATGAAGTCGGGACAGTGGACATGTTCCAGTCAGAGGAAGACGATCACCACAAGAACAACTGTCGGTGCTTGGCTTGCGGCTGTGCCTCTTGGCTCAGGGCGTGGCCGGCCGAGGAAGCTCCGCCCGGCGAGTATCCGGATGGGGTGATCCTGAAGATCGCCACCGTGGGAATTGGAGGCTCGGGAACGGTTGAGCCCGACCACGCGTTCGACGCTCTCATCACCGAGCTTGACTTCCAGCGCGCCCTGAGACTCGTTCCCACCCAGTTCCTGACGGTGGTTGGAGAGACCGCCAGGGCAACCAAAGCGCCCAATCACGGCAGTCGAGATCGGCTCATCATCGGCCGGTTGAGCAATTGGGACGAGTGGAGCACAGCGCGAATGGCTGACCTGGGAGGGTCGTACACAGTCGAGCAGGATGAACGCCATCCGGCCAAGGACACGCTCCACCGGCTGATAGACCAGTGTGCGATGGAGATGGCGCTGGTCATGGGAGAGCGGCACTCGGGGCGTCCCAGACGGCCCCTGGGGAGGGTTGAGCCGCTGCCTCCGTACGAAGCCGAGATCCCCAAGCACAAACGGTGGCCGTTGTCAAGTGAGCAGCTGGCCAGGAAGACAGCCCTACAGCGCGCTAGGCGCCGAAGGTGATATAGTTGGCTTCGATCATTAGGTGGACTGTCCCTAGAAGGCTATCTGGCCTCGGGGCGGAGGGCTGGGAAGTGTTGCTCACCTGTCCAGAATGCCAATCGAAGTGGGCGAGCAAACGCCGCCGCAGCTGGGCCGAGTATCGCGAGCACTGTCCTCCCTGCTACAAGAAGCTGTCCGAGCGAGATCAGAAGCGCCAGGAGCGGACGGACTACCTGAGATCAAGCCGGGTGGCCACCAGGCGTGAGATGGCTCCATGGTTGGTTGAGCATCCCGAGCTCTATCGAGGTCCGCGGATTCGTCCTCGCAGTGGCACGCCGAACATTCCATTTCAGCGCCGCTCCGGCTATCCGCTTGCTTTGGAGAGCCCATGACCGTTAAGGCCGCCGCCAAGACCAAGCCGATTCTGCGGCCAATGATCGCCGAGTGGCTGTCGACAACGAACGCCAGTTCCTGAAGGATATTGCAGATGACGCGAAGTCGCTCCGCAGGGACTTGATGTCCGATGGCGGCTTCGACAACGATTACGCGTCGCAAGCTTGCATGGCCTACATCCACGGCCGGCTGTTCCCTGTCACGACGCTGGAGCCGGAAGACGACACAGACGATTGACCCTTGCGACGAGCGCTCCGAGCCGACTATCCACCCTCCATTTCAGTAGGCTCGGTCCTCGGAGCGGAAGGCCCAAGGGATCGAGGGCTGGCCGCTTCAGGTAGGCGACGGCAGCCCGGAACAGCTTAGGATCGTCCCTGAAGGTGGCCAAACCCGTGTTGCATCGGCTGCAGAGCAGACCGCGGATCCTGCCGCTCCCGTGGTCGTGGTCGACGTGCAGTGGCCGGGCGGGCTGATCGTGGCAGATGGCGCATTGCCCGGCTTGGGACAGCTTCAGGGCTTCGTAGTCCGCCACGGACAGGCTGTACTTGGCCATGAGCATCGTTCGCCACGCGAACTCCGACCGGCACTCCTCGGAGCACCACGCGGCTCGCGACGAGTACGACTCAAAGTCAACCGCACAGTTTCGGCACTTCGACGGGAACGGCCCTCTACGCATGTTCGGACCCCGATTTGCGAGCGACTCTGGCTCTCTGACGGTGAACATCCGAGCAGTAGGTAGCCGAGTGGCGGGAAGGCATAAAGCCAATCCCGCACACTGGACAGATCGTCAATCCCTCGGGATACGCCATTAGCGGCGTCCCGCGGCTCTTGGGTAACTGTGGCTTCGGTCCTGGTTTCATGCTGTGAAGATGGCGCCTCCGTCGTCGGCCCAGCGGCTCTCCTCGACTTCGTCGCGGGTCGTCCAGTCCTTGGTGCTGATGCCACTCTCCATGAGCACGATGTCGAGGTCTGAGAAACTGCGGATCT